TTAAATCGCAATTAAATCTTTCCAAGTAGCAGATCCGCAAATACCATCCACTTCCAGAACTTCTTTTCTGGATTCCTGATAAGCTTTCAGAGCGTAAATCGTGTTTGCATCTGCTGTCCATGTAAGTTTCAGGGCTTTGCCGTTTTTGCCTTTAAAGCCTCTGGCTCTTAATATTTCCTGTAAGAGAAGCACAGATGTATTTTTGTCTCCTGCTTTTACTGTCTCTGGGTTAAACATGTAGCTGCCTCCTTCTGGGTTTGTTGTCTTGTCTGTTTCATTTTTATCTGCAGAGAAAACAATTGAATAGTCCGGTGTACAAAATTTTGTCCCCGGAAGATTACTGTTGTAATAGCTCTTCTGGCAGACCCCGCCACCATTTGCCACGATACCGGATGCTCCGGAAGTATTTCCCTCAATCGTCCAGAACCTGTCTCCGGCTACTTTTGTTACAAAGCCGGTATGGGTAAATGTATCGCCGTGTTTAAATATAACAACATCTCCAACTTTTGGATTGGCATTCTTTACAAATAAGGCGCCTAAGGTTGGGCAGTATACATACGGCCAGTGTTTTAAGAGTTTCTTTGCATTATCCAGACCAAAAGCTTTCATGAAACACCAGGAGATAAACGCTGCGCACCAGGGCTGCCCCTGATAGGATGGTTTTATATCTCTCCAATATTTTGTATAGTTTGCTGATCCGGCATTTCCAGTCTTGCTGTCAAGCTGGCTGTTATTTTTCTTTTCCAGGTACCCGATCTCTTCTTCTGCAATTCCCAGAACTACGTTGATAGCTTCACTCTTTGTCATGACTGTGTTTTCCTTTTTTATATCTTTTGCTTCGTTATAATCTTTGTAAAATATATTTCTATCTACAGTTCCGCTGATGCCAGGTATCTTTGCTTTACTGGAATACTGCCAGCCCACACCAAAGTACGGCCGGAGTCGTTCCTGTAAAGTACCGTTATCTGATGCCGGATAACGTGCAATCCAGAAATCGTATTTTTTCAGATGGCTACAAATTACATTCAGGTACCAATCCACATTGCAATAAATACCAAATTTATATCCCGCTGCCGTGATAATCTTTTCGAATGCTTCTGCCAATTTGTGGATCTGTTCAGCTCCAAGGCTTCTCTGATTATTCCATTCCAGATCCAGCCAGACCGGATACTGCAGTTTTCGCCCGTTCAGAACTTCCACAACCTTCTTGGCTTCGCTCTGTATCTCTGCAACTGTCATAGCATAGGAATACTTATATGCCCCAACCGGGATATTGTATTTCCGGCATTCAGAGAAGTTCTGCTCAAAGTAGCTATCTATCACGTTTCCCGCTTCTGTAATCCGCAGGATTGCGAACCCCATGCCGTAATCAGCAACTGTTTTCCAGTCAATTTTCCCTTGCCAGGCAGATACATCAATTCCTCTTATTTCCATGTCCGTCTCCTTTCATAGAGCGAAAAGGGATGGTTTCTCATCCCTTATTCGTCTTTATTTGCCTGTTTTACAATCTGGTTCACGTATGTAGAAAGACCGGCAATCAGTATTCCCTGTGTAATCGCTGTAAAAATTGCCATTGCAATATCCTGTCCGGTACCGCAGGTGCAGGTGGCAAACACATAGATCGCGCAGATTGCAATGCTGATTCCGCCAAGGATAAGCGGGATGTACTTATCCTTTACTGCCTGTGCCTGTTTGAGTGCCATTCCTACGAAATATAAGGCAATAGCTACTACGATGAGTTCCGGTTTTACATAGTTTGTGATCTGTTCCATAATCATTCTCCTTTTCTTTCCAGGTCTTCTATTCTATGATTCGCAACCTTAATATGTTCCTCCTTTCTCCGCCTTAACCGGCGGCTTTTCTTTCGTAATTCATATTCAGAAGAATTATATCCTGTCTCTGGATGAGCAGGCATTTGATTTCTTCTTCTGACATATCACTGGCTTTATGCTGAATTCCATTAATACGGATATTTCTTGTTACCAGTTTTAATTCTGACATCTTCCTCACCTCTTCTTTATGGTATGGGAAATGATATGTATGAGTTACTGTTTATACAAATTTAAGCAGTTTGTCGAACGACTTTCGTTGACTCTCCTCTCATATGCTCTTATCCTGTAAGTACAGAGTAGTGACCTACCCGAGTACATACGATCGGAATGTCCTCAATAGTAAGTTTCAACAACTGTATTGCTTTACAAATATCTATCTGCTTCCATGAACACATTCCATTCATCTTTAGTGACAATATGCGCTCCGACCATCCCATTGCACTTGCGAAGTTCGACTGAGTGTTAAAAATCTCCACGATTCTTCCTCGTAGCTTGTTATAATCGAATGCCAACTTGATACCTCCTTTCCGGTTCAAGCTTTTGAATTATCTGTGTAATATCACGTCGTCCATTTTCTGTCAACATAAAATTCAATTTTTTTAACTTTTAGGTTTTTATTATTGAACTTTTGCATAATATGTGTTATATTTCAATTACGAAAAGGAGAACATTATGAAGAAAGAAAACACTGCAATTCGTTTAAAAACAATAATGAATATGCGCGGACTTCGGCAGGTTGATATTCTTAATCTGACTGTTCCATATTGTCAAAAGTATAGTGTAAAAATGAATAAGTCAGATATAAGTCAATACTGTTCTGGAAAAACAGAGCCTAACCAAGAAAAGCTTTTTATTCTAGGAAATGCATTGAACGTAAGTGAAGCATGGCTTATGGGTTTTGACGTTCCTATGGAAAGAACTCCCTATAAAGCAGAATCTGTTCAGAACTCTTCCGTCTCTGCTCAGTGCAAGGAAATCATAGAAATCTGCAATCAGTTGTCTCCTCATAACCAGAGAAAGGTTCTCGCCTACTCTAAGAACCTTCTCTCCGCCCAGCAGATGGAAGAAGATCTTCTTGCAGCTCATGCCCGGACGGATGTTGAGCAAACACCCGAAGGTGTTCAGCATGATTTGGATATTATGAATGATGATTCAAAATGGGAGGAATGA